TCGCTTTAGCTTGGAAGGCTAAGGTATTACCACTATACGAACTCCGCATGTTCTTACTTAGCAGTGTAATCTATACACTATAAATAGTCAATCTATGAACTTCCCAACCAACTACTGTGCTTTGCCATTTAGAGGCATGCAAATTGAATGTGATGGTGAGATTAAATCTTGCTGTCTATATAAACCGCATCTTGATCAGTCGATCACTCAATATCACATAACCAATTATGATCACTGGTGGAATGAATCTCTTGATCGAATACAAAATCATGTGATCAACGACACTATTGATCCTGGCTGTTCCTATTGCTTGGAGCCAACTATACTTCCGCATCCCATGCGAACAGGTGCCAATAACTTTTTCAAACATGATCCACAATACACACCAGGTGAATCTCCTGAGTGGTTGGACATACGCTTTGGAAACTTTTGCAATCTCAAATGCATGATGTGTACTCCACTAAACAGCAGTCAAATTGAACAGGAATACAAAAACAACACTGCGGCATACAACGCACAAGGAATTGCACACAGTAGTGGATGGAAACGATTTAGCATACAAGATCAAGAAGCCAGCAAAGAAAATTGGTGGGACAATCCTGAAACATTTGCCAAGGTAGTTGAAATAGTAAACCGTGCTAGATATGTAAACTTCTCAGGCGGCGAACCTCTAATGATGCCGCAACTGTATGATCTTATGGATGCTATGAATTCCAATTGCATCATTACATTTAATACTAACTTGACCAGACTTACCGATCGTACTATACAAGCATTGAAAAAGTTTAACAATGTGAGTTTGCAAGTTAGTTTGGATGGTGTAGGTGCACATCAAGAATGGATACGATGGAACAGCAACTGGGCTGAACTTGATCGCAATATTCAAACAGTATGCAACGCACCCAACATTCGGGTCACATTCAGTTATTTGTTGCAACATACCACTATCTATACTTGGCCAGCACTATGGAAGTATCTCGAACCTCTCAACTGTGAAATACTTGCAATGCCAGTGTATGCAGACACCATCGGTAAAGGTGTGCTAACACAACACTCGGCAGTAGAAGCAGATGTTGCGCAGTTTGTGGATTGGATCAAAGCCAATCCCAGCTCGTGCAACACAGAAATAGAACACTGGATCAGCAGTTATCAATTTGATCCTGCACTGCACCAACAGTTCCGAGACTATGTCAGCATGCTTGACAACATACGTGGTGGCAACTTCCGTGCCACATTCAATCCTGCCTGGGACTAATCCCAATACATTTGATTGTGACACTGATAAAAATAATCACGCTCTAGAGCAACCATGTCTTCATAGTCAACTCTGTAGTTGAACATGGGATTGCCACCAATAGAAATTCTAACATAACTTGCTGGCGCCCACTCTGGCCCAGGCGTTTGTTTTTTGTACTGTATGAACCAGGCATTGCTGTTGTGTTGGAATGTGTGTCCTTGCTGGTTGCGCCAGTTGGCCACAATGTCAGCAAACACTGCCTGTGGCAAACTCCATGTGTGTGCATGTGCATCACTCACACGTATGCTCAAGTCCACAGACTCGCGATCCTTGAACACATACAATTTTAATGGTTTGGTAAATTCTAACATAACACTACTTATTTGTGGCAGGAGATATAGGATTCGAACCTATGCGTGTCGGAATCAAAATCCGATGCCTTAACCAACTTGGCGAATCTCCAATAAAACTACATGGTGGATGAGAGTAGAGTCGAACTACCACTTGACTCCGTATGAAGGAGGCGCACTACCATTATGCTACTCATCCTGGGGTGCATGATGGGGGTCGAACCCACGCATATCGGAATCACAATCCGAGGTCTTAACCACTTGACGACACGCACCATATAGGAGCACTCTCAACAGCAGGCCTAGAAGGCAATCTGGTTGCTGAAACTTTTGCATCTGCAGATACTAGGTTTCTTCTTCCGCTTTGACTTACGCCAAGAATGCTTTTATATGGTAGGGGTGTTCGGGAACGATCCGAATTTTACTGGTTAAAAGCCAGTTACTTCACCTTAAAGTTTCACCCCCATAGGTTTGGGTATCTTATCACTGTCCATCGGGACTCTCCTTTAAAAATCTGGTAGCCTGTAGAGGTTACGATCCTCTGTCGCTCGATTATCAGTCGAGTGCTCTTCCATTGAGCTAACGGGCTAAATTGGTACCGCCATATGGAATCGAACCACAATTTCCAGGTTCGTAGCCCGGTGTATTATCCATTATACTATAGCGATGTTGTTGGTGCCGACTATCGGATTCGAACTGATGACCTATCGCTTACAAGGCGATTGCACTACCACTGTGCTAAGTCGGCATAGTTTTATTTTAATTTCCTACCTTTGGTGTACCCTAAGGACAAAAACTTATCTAGATTATTTTTATGAATTTTTTTATTACCAAATTCATAATGTGTTACCCAACAAGTTCCAAATTGTGAATTTTTAATACCTTTTTGATGTATAGAAGATTTTTCTCCTATTATTCTTTTTGTTTCTTCCGTATGACACTTGCCGGCAAATCTACCAGGCCGACCTTTTAACGAATTTGATATTTTTTTATATATTCGAGTAGCATAGCCAGTATCCTCATCTTTAAGAGTTTTCTGAGTTGCTCTTCCTCTTGCAAGATCCGCGGTTACATTAGGTGTTTTACCATTCATCCCATACAGATTTTTACCGGTATTATTAATATAATCAAATCCGCCAAACCCACCTATTTTTAAATTATAGGTGTTATTTTCACTGAGAAAATCTTCGTTTACTATTTCGGCTTCTTTGGCATACATGAGGTCAGGATTATCAAATATATACAAAATTTCCCTGGTAAAGTTTTCTAAGCCATACTTTTTTTGTGCATGTATTAAATATTTGCCCGAACCCATGTAATTGTCATCAAGATTTTTGGTCTTATGTGATCCTATGTAGATCTTGCCATTAACCTTATTTGTAACTTTGTAAATTGTATAATATATCATACAATTATTTATCAAAGTTCGAGACTTAGAATCTAAGTCTCCAAGGGCTCCTCAGGCTGGGCACGATCCAGCGACCAACAGATTAACAGTCTGCTACTCTACCAACTGAGCTACTGAGGAATAATTTTTGGCGGAACGTTAGGGAGTCGAACCCTATCAGCGGCTCGTCACCACCGCGGGATTAGCAATCCCGTGCCTTACCATCCGGCCCACGTTCCTTTATGCTATTATATAGCAGACACACTTTTGTGTCAAATTTAATTTGGTGGACCGTCCCGGGATCGAACCGGGGACTGAAGCTTGCAAAGCTACTGTGTTCCCATCTATACCAACAGCCCATGTGTGGCGTACCTCCAAGGACTCGAACCTTGACTGACGGTTTTGGAGACCGCGGTGCTGCCATTACACCAGAGATACCCGACACACTCTTGCGAATGTGTGTATTAAAGCACTCTAAAATACTTAGGCTGCCTGTTCTTAAAGAATGCTTTAATACGCTGTAATTTTTCACTTCACAAAAGAAGCTTCATCCTACAGGCCGCCCATTTGCAGTTTAGAGTGATGCAGGCTCTCGTTGCCATTGCACTAAAAGAAAAACCCTGGAGTGTTTAGTTCCAGGGTCCTTTGGGTAGAATACTATTGTACTTTACACGGACCCCGGGTCTCCTGGAATGCTAATCACGCGACCGTTCGCATGCGTCCAGGCTGAAGGCTGGATAAACATGGATGGTTTAGCAAGTGAATAGAATTTTGTTTTCATCATGTACCTATTGTAACGTATTTATGGTTGACTGTCAACCTGTTTTTGAACTTTTATTTATCAAGTTCGCCGAATACCTCAACATAGTTGGCACCACGAATGGAGTCAATCAAGTTGATGTATTTGTAAAATTTTTCATTGGCCTCGGCATCATATTGATATGTGCTTAAAAAATTCAATGAGTATACCACAGCTTTGGATATCATAAAGTTCTTTTTGTACTTCTCTCTTGCTTGTAAGAGATCGTTTAAAAACTGTTGATGTTGTTCCACGGTCATGCCATTAACATTTAGATGGTCGGCATCTCTAAGATTGCCCACCCGCAACATGATGTTATGTGTATCACAGAATTCCAGCAATGGCAACAATGCCAGACGGCTAGTATGTTGTAACACATGATTTACTCCAACCATGCCAAACGACAAGTTTTTTAACTGTTGTAGTTTAAAAATATTGTCCCTAACTGTAGTCCAATCGCTACCATAGCGCAGATAATCATTATGTGCACCTATACCTTCAAGGCTAACAGTGACGCTGAGCTCTTTAAACCTTGCTAACAAATCATATACCTCATCAGTCAATGATGTAGCATTGGTTGTCAAGGTCATTATTACATTTTCTGGATTTGGTATGCTTTTTAAGAAAACAATTGCTTCTGGCGTTATCAACGGCTCGCCACCATGCAAGAACACATGATCAATACGTTGATTGATCTTGTTCAAGAAGTTGGCAAAGTCGTTGGTTTTCCACCACTTTTTCTCTGCATTCTCGTCAACTGTATAAACCCGCAGATTTTTAAATCTTGGCTTGTGTATCAGTTGTTCAGTTTGATGGCTACTTGAGCACGAGGCACTACATTGAATGCATCGTAAATTACAAAAGTTACCAAACATCACAGTCACTGACCGTGGTGATTCAATTCGAGTTGTATCAAAATTTGAGTTAATATAATCTTGAAATATGTTGTTGAGATTCATTCGTTGACTATCGACAACTTTGACTTCTTTATGAGAGTCAATGTCTTCTCTAGCCCAACATTTATGACAGCCAGGCGACTTTATGCCATTTATAAGATCTTGCCTTAGACGACTCATGTCAACAGATTGCCAACGATCGTAGTCGCGAAACGTGGGTATTTCTCCAAATCCACTGGCTTGATGATCAAATTCGCAACACGGCAGCAATGTGCCGTTAGCATTGACCTGCAACCCTACAAACGGTGCGATACAAAATGTTTTGGATTGAGTCATATAATTGGTTGCGGGAGGAGGAATCGAACCTTCCATCTGTGAGCTTATGAGACTCACGTGCGACCACTACACTTTCCCGCGGTAATATTTATATTGATAACAATACTGCTTTGTGTTTAAAGGTACTGAACATCCTTGCGGGTAGCTCACTTCCTTCCAAGCGACATGTATGACTGTGACTAGCAGTCCTCCGCGGCATTGCCCGACCAGCGGTCCTTGGATACGTAGATCCCCAGCAGTTGGGATTCTCAGTCTAAGAGTTTCTGACACATTGTTATCAATATAAAATTTGGAACACAGGGTGAGATTTGAACTCACGACTTTACGGATTTGCAATCCGTTGCATTTGACCGCTCTGCCACCTGTGCATATTTTTATAGTCAAGCACCGAGAGATGCCGATTTGTCAACAAAGTAGCTAGCTCTGACAAGCGAATGGCAGTTGTATTAGGACCTGTTCCTCGCACAGTTAGGCCCGAATAGTGACAGCGTCCCGTCACGATACCTGTATCGATGCTTGACTATAAAAACAAAATGCTCTGCATCCCCCGGCGGTAATTGTAGTACATCAAGATACGACGCTATCGTACCCATCACACGTACCTTCCACCCGCTTCCCGACAGGGACCGTTCTCGCATTGCTAGCGGCCTTTCGGTTTAAAGACTACCACCCGTAGTTGTCACACTACTTCTCATCCTGTGGGTCACAGTATCCGGAGACACCCGGAACGTTCTGGTGGAGATGATAGGGATCGAACCTATCGTGACCGAAGTCGGAGGAGTTACAGTCCCCTGCCACACCATTGCGGCGGCATCTCCATGTGTGGTACTCGATAGCGGAGTCGAACCGCTCTTGCCTGGATGAAAACCAGATGTCCTAACCGATAGACGAATCGAGCAAAAAAGATGAAGTCAAGGTTGCAGGACCTAGTGCCTCTTGCGAGGGAAGTATCCAGGCGATATGGCTTCAAAAACTTGGCGGTCTCAAGGGGTAACGATCCCCTTCTTTAGCAGTGACAGTGCTACGTGCGTCCATGAACACTTTGAGACCAAAATTCACTATATGAAAACACATAGGGATGTTTGATAGAAATAACAGTTTTGAACCTGCCCTACCGTGCCGTCCACGGAGTTGTCTATCAAACACATTACTTGCCAACCTGTTCCAGCGCGATTATACAGTATCCACCTTGCGGCTTCGTTTCCATCTTTCATGTAACTTGGAAGAGTCTGTGCGGCCACAGATTATTCTCTTGCCAAGTTACCTACTGGGTTGGTAACCCGATGTGTTTACATATAGTGCCCGGATTGTATCCGAGTACCATACAAACTTAACTTTTTAAAGAACATCTAGTTAATTTCTAACTAGTCTCTAGTATAACACAATGGCTATATCTAGTCAACTTGTTTTTGCAAGTCCCTTCACTTTGGAAGGATTCTGCTAAGAACACTTTGTTTCTTAACTTGTTTCTATTGTAGCAAATTGCGAATATTACGTCAACCTCCAATAAAAAACCCGCTTAGTGCGGGTTTTTATAAATGTAATACTTTTGTTTACATTTTATGCAACAAACGGAGTGTACTCAATTCCTGTTGTTGCTAACCCTACTAATCCAATTGTGGTTTCAAAAGCTGCCAACTCACTTGCGGCTACTAACACATCTGCTTGGCTTAAATTGTTACTGGTCATCCAAGCTGTGTAGTCGGTAACTTGAGTCAATGTAGCATCAGTACCAAATACGTTTTTGTAAACATGCTTGATGAATGTTTCATTGCTGACACCGCCTGCGTCTGTTTTGTATGTGTCAGTGGCCAACAATGCTGTGGCTAGTTCTTTGTTTGTCCAACCTGCATCAGCAAGATGGATACCAATACCTTTGTATGCGTTGGTAACATCTGCTGTACCTAGTGCGGCTGCCAACAATGCATAGACATCACCTGCACGACCTGCGGCATCATAGGCAATGGCTTTGTCTGTGAACACCACACGCTCGTGATCAGCAAGATTGAATTCCATGTTGCTGACCAATGTGCTGGCTAACTTTACATTGTCAGCAGTTTTAGTTGTAGTGAACTCTGTGCTGGCACCACCCATTGTGTAAGTGTCAATACCGGTTGTACCAGTAACGTCAACTACTACGTCAACTGTGCCATCGCCTGTACGACCGGTACCCACTACACCAAATGTAGCAACTTTACCAGCGGTACCAACTGTGGCTACGGTAACAATTAGATTGTTGGCTACAGTGCCACCTAATGCTGTACCAGCAAGAGTGATAGTGTCACCAGCTAGATAACCAGTACCTGCGCTAGCGGCTAAACTGTCAAGTACAACAGAATAAACTCCGTTTGTTTTTGTAACATCAAATGCGGCATCAACACCTGCACCGCCTGTTAATCCAGTGATGTTCTGATAGGTAGCGTTTACCGGTTTGTCTTTGATTGTAATTGTTGTTGTCATTATTTTTCCTTGTAAAATGAATATCAACTAGTATATAGCGTTTGTACTAATAAGTCAATAAAAAAGGGCACAAAAATGCCCTTTTTGGTGGTTTCTGTTACGAGGTATTTCCTACCCTAGGCTGCGTTTAGGCTGCCAAAGCGAACTGTTCGTCGTTTGCATTTACGTTTTGCGTGTCTTCGGCCGGGAAACTCCCAACCCTAACGGCTTCTACATTGCCGGACTGTCCATTTCGTTACTCTTGACCCAATCGATCCTGTGTCAGGCCCCTCATAAGGAATCTATGTATCACTAACCAATAAAAATAATTTATTGGAACTGCTAAACATAACACAATGTGATACCATTCTAACTTCATAAAATCCTTATGGTGGACCTGGCGGGCACTGCCCCCGCGTCTTGAATCCTTTTCTCTCTACTTCATACAGTCTTAAACTTGCTCCACTATCTGAATATCCAGCCTTAACGGCTGATCCCAGTTGACCCAGGGTATGGTGCCGTCTTCTCTGGCACTCTCAATGTCATCCAAAATTTCGGTGACATTGTAGCCAGGACCAGGAATAATACGTTCCTGCCATAGTTGATTTTGCATTGAGATAGTGATTTTCATATCAATATTTATTAGTCAACATCAATATCATCATCCTTCACAATCCATCCTAGACGAAACAGGTCCTCGCGAATCTCATCAGTGACTACACTTTCGGGCACATAATTTTTTTTAGCTAGTATAGCTGCCTCTATTTCCGGACTAGACTCACTGCCTCCGCCAATTACACCGCCAATGCCTGAACAGTACCAATCCATATAATCACCTTGTACTCGCATGTCTGCAATGATACCGCCAGCATACCGCCAGCTACAACTCCAGGTTTGATTCTTAAGAGTGGCCCAGACTTCGTTTTTTTGAAAGGTACGATTGCACATGGCCGCATAGAGATTTTGTGAATAGGACTTGCTAGAACGAACTTTGGCCAACATGAAATCAGAAGTACGAAGATCATACTCCATGTTGTTTTGTTGCCATTCGGTATCTTGTTCTTGGGCCATCTTGTTAATATTTGCTTGTTCAAACATTTTGATGTAGGCTTCGTTGGGTTTTTTGCCGCTTTCTGCACATCGTTTGATGTAGTTTTCTTTTTGGAAAGTATTACGACTAGGACTACAACTGATCATTGTTACTCCAAAATGGTACGAGTGGAGGGACTTGAACCCTCAATCCTTGCGGCGCAAGATTTTAAGTCTTGTGTGTATACCGATTCCACCACACTCGCGGTATTATCCTCCCCGACCAGTAACCTTTTTAACAGGTTTGCCCACTGGCTGTGGTGCTGTTGTTTTTTTAACTGACTTGGAACCCTTGGCAGGTTTTGCATCAGGATGTTGTGCGGCATGCTTTTTCTCTAGTGCCGCTTTTACTGCTGTGATATATGAAGCCATTGTGTTCTCCTAGTACTTGTTATTTAACAAGGCATGGTCCGGCCACTAGGAATCGAACCTAGATTGATAGCTTAGAAGGCTACTGTATTATCCATTATACTATGGCCAGAGAGTTTGGTGCGCCCACAAGGACTTGAACCTTGGACCAAAGGATTATGAGTCCTCTGCTCTGACCAACTGAGCTATAGGCGCATTGTTTTATTGTACAAGGAAAACTATTTATAGTCAACCCATTTGGCGTATCTCTACCACCTGATACCGGCTGTATGGGTAGTGTTCCTGTAGCCATTCCAACAGGCCCTCTTCCCAAGGTAGTACCACGGTCTCAGCAGAGTTTACAATCACTCTCATAGTAAGGACTTGATGTAGGCAATCACAGCTCGCGCTTCTGTGAAGTCTGTGATCTCGGGTGCAAGAGCCTCATATCTGTAAGAGGACCATCCTAGTTGACTAAAGTCTGCTCGTTTCATGCTGTTATCCAATCAGTTTTTTCTTTTATCTCGATGTTTTCTGCACCGTCGTATTCGCCGATACGAAACTCAGTTCCCTCAGGCAACCATGCCACCGCTAAGTCTTTCATACCACCTTTATAGATGTCTGGATACTTGAGAATGACATAGGTTTCCATCTCTGCCCATTGCTCAGTTTCCACAAACTTTACGATCGCTGGATCAAATACAAGTTCTGGTACTCCCTTGTTCCAAGTGCTCCAACCTGCGCCAAATCCTGGTGAGTATAGCACAGCCACTTTGCCGTTGTCAATCAACTTAGTAATATTCTTTGTCATAGTCAGCATCCGTTTCAATTTCCACATGCCCAAACTTCAGCAGGCCCAGGCTTACTTTTCTGACTTCAAATGGTTGTGCAAATTCTACAATAGCACCCAGACTCTCAATGTCATCGTAAGTGTTGTCGCGAATGTCTTCAACTTGTACACAACCAATAGAGCCCGAGTCCACCATGTGTTCGGTACCAATGTTGCTGTTGTATGTGCCGTCACCCCAGGCTGTGCCAAAGCTGGCAAACCGTCGACCATCCTTCAAGACAAACTCGCCTTCTACGCCACGGCCTTCATGCTGAGGTGGAAAGAACATGGCACATGCCTCGTCCCATTCCGGGTGCATGACATAGCACAAGTCACCAATGTAATATCGTCCTGCTGGCATTGTCATTTTTACCACTCCTTTTTGTCGCCGGTAGCTTCGTTGTTACGATAGCCAGCGGCGTAGGCCGCAACCTCTGCGTCAGTCATTTGATCTATGTCAATACGAGGACTCTTGTGAGTGTCTCTCACAAAGTAATGTGGCCAGTAATCACGACCGTAATAGCTGTCACAGACGCCGCGATCGTAAGGACCACCGTGGCGTTCATCGTAATAACTGGATTGTGCGTGTTCTTTAATCATTGTCATCTCCTTAAGCCGCTTTGCGGAAATATTGATAGGGCAAGCCCAGTGTCCAAGCAAGGTAATCATTGTCACCATTGGTCTCTTCGGCTTCGTGGATCCAACGCATAGCCATGGCCTGGTCCTTGGCACCTGTGCTGAGCAATTCAGCAACACGGCGTTCAAACATCTCAACAGCCTTGGTTTCGGCCGCTTTGCGAGCTGTCTCTTCGCGGTCAATGGCTTGACCAAGGATCACAAACTCAGATGTAAAGTCATCAAGAGTCCAGGCAGAAGTATCAACACCACGGGGACGAACACCGTAGGCATCCTTGTACATGTCCCAAAATGTGCATTGGGCTTGCTCTAGTTCTGTCATGTCTTCCCAACTTGTAAATTCTGTAGTCATTTGTGGCTCCTTATTTCTTACTATGTTCATATTATAGCAAATGGGCAATTATTGGTCAACCAATTTGCTTAACACGCACGTCAGTGTTCAATGCAGGCATGTACTGACGGATCAGTTCACGCTCAATATCGTGTGCGGCTTGCTTGCCACGCACAATGTCAATGATGGCATAGTTAACAGCCTCTTCACCTGCGGCACGAATTGCTTCGTACAGGTTCCAACTCTTGTCTTCTGTGCGGCTACGATAAATGTGCTTGTTGATTCGGCTACGCAAACTCATGTTGATTGTACGCTGAGTCTTGGCAGTGATGCCCACATAGTACTCCAATCCAATTTGGATGAAGTAAACAATGTGTGTACGATCGACACGTTTTTTGCGGGGTTGCTTTTTTAAGTTCATAGTGTATTATAGCAAATCGAGCATTTCTGGTCAACCGAAATAGTGTGGCAAAAAAACCACAAAAACAAGGTAATACTCAAGTATTACCTGGATAATCCAATAATATTATCGGGGATTATCGATAATATTATAGTGGATTATAGTCAATTATAGACTATTTTCTCTTGATAACCTTGATAATTTCAGCTTCAAAATGCTCTGAATATCTACGTTCATCTCCGCTATTTTCAGAGTTGGGATATTCTAAGCATTCACGGAGTTTATCGGCAAGTTCCAAGATCTCTTTAACTTTGGGATTAACGATAAAAGTATAGAGTTTAGACATATTGCTTTCCTTTCTCTTATTAATTACTGTATAAACAGTTTAACAGATTGGGATTATTTGGTCAACTGTTTTGTGTTTATAAGTATTTCCATGAACTTTGATCCCTTTACACAAGAGCCCATTCATCGCAAAGGAATTTGGAACAGTGGGTGCCTGTCACAAGAGCATGCTACACTAGATTATTTTGAAACCACACTAACTAATCTTGGGTGGCAAAGAGATGATCAGCAACGACGCAATTGGCATCGTGAAGATAAAAAAGTTGTGTTGTGTCTAGTCGACGACATACGTGATTGCGCCAGCGATTACCATATAGACGTTCCTTACATGTTTGATCGCAACACCACAGTGATCACTGACAACTATGTCGGGTGCCCTACACAATATCAAGTTTGGCAATTGCCGCCTAGTTTCTACGGAATCTACAGTCACAATGAGCCCATGCCAGAATGGCAACCTGATCGACAGTTTTGTTTTAGCGTTAATCGTATTGATACACGACGACTCAAGCTCATGTTAGAATTGGCCAAGCGCATACATTTACACAAAGGGTATGTAAACTTTAACTGCCAAGATCAATTTGACGGCAATACATTTGGTGGTACTGACCGCTTGCCTGCAGTGTTTGAAAAGTACTGGAACAACGAACTGTCAGATGACGACAAAGCGGCCTGGCAAGCCAGCTACAAACTACTGGCACCACAAATGCCATTAAAAAACTATGACCACTCGCACCATGAAATATACACTCGTAGTTGGTTAAACGTTGAATGCGAAACTTACAGTAGCGATAACACGGTGGCACTTAGTGAAAAAATCTTTAGACTGCTCACATTACCTGTACCGTGGACCGCATACATGGGACGATATGCTGTGGCCTACTTAGAAAGTCTTGGATTTGATTGCATGAGCGACATGATTGATCACAATCACTATGATAGACTCAAAGTTGTAGAAAACAGAATAGGCATTTTTGTATGGAAAAGTATCACTGATACATCAAAAGTGCTTATGAATGGAAGCCAAGATCAAATACGTGCCCGATGTTTGAAAGCAGCCACATACAATCGAGAACTACTCAAGCTCTACAAAAACAACTGGGACGCAGAATTTGAGCAATGGAAGCAGGCCTATTTGCCTCACCTGGCATAGATGTCCCAATTAATATGGCTTCTAGCCCAGTCAATTGAAAACTCAAACGTATCTTGTTGTGTGTCAAGATAGCGTTGCATCATAGCAACACGTTGATCAACATCATGCAAATGATGCGCAGTGGTATGGTCACCAATTTCTAACCATTCAATCCTGCCAGTATCGTTGACTCGTAGTGCAATATTAGCACCGCGTCCAAATCCCGTAGCCCGCATGAGGTCTCGATTGGTGTGTATTTGACGCCAGTCAGAATACTCTCCAACTTGGGCGATTGGCACAACGACAATCACACTTACTGTACCTGGATCAAGCAAAAGACTCAAGGCCATTAATCTAGTGTCACCGCAATCTACTACAAATTGATCTTGTTCTTGATGCACAAGGATGGGTTTGCGGATAGGCTCTGCACCCAATCGCTGATACATCCAATTGACCCATAGCAATCTAGCAATCTCATCTTGGTATGCTGGATTCCAAGTTGTGATGTTTCTGCTGTGTACCAGCTGTTGATTAACTGTGCATACGCTTTGCGGCAATGTGCAAACTGGTTGTAGATCTTCCACAGGCCATTGCGGATGATAAAACATAGCCCATTGGTTGCCTAGTGCTTGTTCAATTGTTAATTCCATGGTGTATTTACGGGTTAAATACTTCTATGAGAAATTACCTACAAATTTTTAACGACACACTAGGTCCAATGGGGTTTGACATTGTCGAGGGGTATGATGCTGCTAAACGTCCATATGGTGGCGACGACCACGGTTGGCCTTTGGAATTGCCTGAATGCGAGTTTACAGAAAAAACTCTAGTGGTCATACATTTTCCTGATTTTGTTACCATAGACGATGACGGATTCTGTGTAGAGTTAGACAAGATTGAAAAATTTTATGGCAAAAACGCACACAGAGTTCTAATCACTCATTGGACTCACGACTTAGAAAAATTTCACAACGGGTCTCTCAATTTTATTAAGTTTAGCAATCACAATGTAGAAACCAGTGTACAATTACGCGAGAGATTTGATGAGTGGAAGCACATACTTGACCAACCCAGACCATATGCCTGGCAGTGCCTTAATGGTAGAATCTGTGCCCACCGACAAATTACTGTGGACATTTTAAAAGACTTTGAAAATGGCTGGGTGAGTTTAGGTATGGATATTCCACTACCTCAACATCAATATCCATATGATTGTTACCCTGGCACCGAAAACGATGATAATTTTATAATGTTGAATTACGTTTATGGGTCAACTGCTGTCAACATTGTGACAGAAACACAATTTTATCAACCCACAGGAATTGTCACAGAAAAAACATTCCATGCATTGATGGCCGAACAGATACCTATCATAATCGGATACAAAGGAATTGTTGAACACTGCCGACAAATGGGATTTGACATGTTTGATGATCTAGTAGATCACAGCTACGATACAATACCGGGTCCAGGTAGAATACATGCGGCTATAGAGTTGAATCGAGATCTCATTCAAGGAAAAATAGATCTTGCACCCTACAAACAACGTTTACAAAGAAATCGTGAATATGTGTTGTGGGGATTAATAGATAAAATGCAAGCAGACTTTGTTGCTGACGCTCGAAAATTAGCTGATAAGTTATTGCCTAGATATACCCCGTAGAAACTTTTCAAGGTCACCGTACAAGGAATACATCATGGCTTCCTTGCTGCCAAACAGCAACAACTTGGGCTTCTTGCCAAGAAAGATATAGTACGGACAAGTGAGTTTACGATCAAGTGTTAGTAATTGTCCAGGCTTTGCTGGCATACTTGCAGGGACATCAAACTCGTAGTGTGCAATTTCCAACCGACTAAACACAAAAAAGCCTTCGGCAGTTAACCGAAGGCCAGCATGTTCGTCGGGATTCTTCCACCACTCTTGCATTGCTTGATCTAATGTGGGCTTGATATCCCACTTGAGTTGATCTAATATCTGTTGAGTTAGAGAGATCTTATTGAGCATTGGGGAACACTTGCGCCCCTTGTGTCAACAGCACCACACTGAACTTGTCTGTTTTAAACTGTGCGTTGAGTTTACGGGCCAAATTGATTGCATGGCCAGGATTTGAAAAACTAACCTTTTTGTACTTGGGCCCAGGATACTGCGTCAGCATGTTGCTGGTCTTTAGGTTGATAGGTTTCGAGTCGTAGAACACAGCCCACACCCCTTCCGACGCCAGCACTTGCTCGGTCTTGTAAGTTTGTTTGTTTGTGTGCTCTATTAACACACTGGGTTTAGGTCTGCTCATTGATAAACTCCTAGCATTATTTATGCTAAAACTGGGTACTTTAAAAAGTACCTCCGGTCAATTCAACCTTTACAACCTCATCAACTTTGCTCTGATCTTCACGTAGTTTCTCAAGTGTTAGCAACAACTTGGTGATATCTGCGTGTAGATCCTTGGCATCTTTGAGTGGTAATGTAACATCTCTGCCACCGCGGCTTTCTTGTGCCTTGATCAAATCAATAAACCGATTTATATGTAAACTCATTTGTTTTCCTGTTCAAGTTCGGCCATTTTGGCATGGTACCGATCCCAATAGCTGTGATACACAGCATGATTCTCTTGGCTGATAGTGTTCATCCACTTCAGATGAACTTCCTGATTGCGCCATTTGATCTGCACATTGTACTGATCAGTTCTGTCATGAAAGCAATCACCGGCGGCAATGGCAGCGTGTACTGCTTCCTCGTGTATGCGATCCTGCTCCAGCCATTCGGCATTTTCTTCAGGAGTAAGGTATTTTTCTCCCCACTCATTGATGGTAATAGTGCCGTGCTTGACTGTGATTACTTTGTCGTAATCAGGATCTTCACCGAATGTGGTATCAACTTTTGTGGTCATTTTTTTAAGAAAGGTTTTAGATCAGGAGGTGTCCATCCCACTGGCTTGAGTACTTTACCATCTTCACGCTTGCGAACCTTGCCAGTTTCTCGATCGATCTTGGCAAAGTTAGTGCTCATAACTTCCTTCCAGCCGCCTTCGCTGTTGGCACCAAAACTGTGTAGTGCACCAATAGTAACCACAAGGATGTCTAGTAATGCGTCAACGATTTCTTCATCGTCGTTGTCGGCAAGAGCAACCTTTAGTTCTTTGTGTTCTTCTTCAATAAGAGCACAATACATTTCAAACTGTGTGCCATTAAACTCGTCAACTGACTGGTCGCAGGCTCGCATGAATTTTTCCTGATCACGAAACGGATTTGTCATTGGCTTCTTCTTTAGAGTGGTAAGGTCCTTGATACTTGTAGCGTTCGAGCACAATTAGTTTGGGGTTTTGTACCGGCTTCCAGTTGCGATGTTGTTTGATCATGTACCATCCAGCGGCGTACCATGATTTACTTTTGGTATCTTTGGTAAACAGCGGCAATTTATGTTTCACATCCCAGATAGGATTGTGTGCTCTGCACCCAGTAGGATATCCATGAACCACATCTGTGGCTGGTTTGGTTGCTTTTTCGGCTGGCTCAAATTCCACATTCTCACGTTTGCGCAACATGGGAATGGTTTTGTACAGTCCTGTTTTGTTCTCAATAGTTATTTGATAACCATCGTTAACTGCTTGAATATTACCAACTTTTTGGTCGTCTTTTTTCAAGATCCAATACTCGTTGTCAATTACTGGTTTGGCGTGTATCATTTAATACTCCTTTGTATGTTTCGTTTAACCAACGTCCGAATGACTCTGCTGAATCACTACACTTGGTCAACTCATATTTGCCACAGAATTTGAGAAAGTGACTGCCCACTTGTCCCACATCCTTGTGACTGATCTGTTCCCGGATCACAGCATCCACTGTGTCTTTAATCGCATCCGGTTGTGCGTTGAGATCGATCAATGTACAATTACGTTCATAATCGTCTAATACTCTGTGCTCTAGTCCATTGTGGTCTGACCAACGCTGAAGCATCATGTTGTTCCAAGAATATCCTCGCTTGTCTCTGTCGGCAAAGGCCTCACGGAGACCAACTTTATTCTTTGTCCCTTTTTCACGTACTCCCGGATAAGCAGAGAATACGTTGTCTGACGTGTCACCACGCATGCACTTCTCAAATAGTAGCCAGGCCGGATCCGGGATGGTTTTTGGTTGTTTAGTTTTTTTATCTGTAACAGGCTTACCCTTGGCATCAAATATGCCCTCCAGTGTGATCAGTTCATCTGTAATGCCGTTGTATTGTGTGACGTTAGTTGCGACTAATTGAACAAAGTCTGTGTCTGAACTAACTACTACGTGATCGTCTTGGGGGTGTAATGATATCCAACGTGCAATGATGTCATCTGCTTCGGCTGTTGCGCAACGGATCACACTGCAATTGGTTCGGTCTGACAAGTATTTAGTCAGATTGTCATAGGTCTCCCAGAACATTTTGTCCTCTTCTGCTTCGTCCTCAGTCATTTTACCACGTGCCACAGCACGGTTTTTCTTGTAGGGCTCGTAGTAGTCTTTGCGCCACGATCGACCCTCCAGTGCAAAAACCACGTGATCTGCCTGAAAACGCTTGGCTACTTTATTGGCAGCCATCATTGTAACGTGTAGCGCAAAGCCTAGTTTAGTCCAAGTGTCACTGGCTCTGTGGGCACCGTGACGTGCTCGGAAAAACATGTTGGCTGTGTCAATAAGTAGGTATTTCATTTGGACTCAATAGTTGGTTGCGTTTAATGTATTGTAACACATATTCCGCCCAATAGCAATGGGCATCTGGCCCAAAATGCCAACTATTGGGGTTAACCGTTTTGAATCCATTGCTTCTCAGCACCGAATTGTAAGTCATATCGTCGGCATATGGATGCATGTAGCTAGACCCCCACGCTTTTTGGTCTGTGATGCCATCAAAATGACTGTTGCCATTGAACATAACGTGCCGAATTTCCTGTGCTTCCAGTTCTTGATGAAATTCCCAAATTTCTTTATGGGCACGTTGCCTGCATTCTTCCCAATCTATATCAATGACAAATTGTTTGTAGCGTTGTTGTAGTGCTTCTGGAACATCGTCAATCCCCGATGCATTCACTTGAAAGTCGTGATCTTCATGCCACCACTCTTCTCGTTCCCAGGTGGTCCATTGGATAACCATAAAGCAATTGTTGACTGCATCTGGGTTGGCCTTGATCCATTCTCTTGTGGTACGCATGATGCGTGTGTTCGAACATCCAGACTGTGCATCTAGGTATAGGATAGCACGTAGCCAGTTAGCAAGCTCGCATCCAAAACTTGCACGTTCATTGTCAGGATGTGGCATACGGCCTAGGCCATAGAACAACCCATCATCCTGTGCCCAGCTGTGAGGATTTACTGCCTCGGCTGCGGCAGCATGACTATCACCGTTTACATACAGAATCATAGACTTGACGTTGTTTCATGTAATCAACCAAGGTCTGTGCCCATGCCGCATGCGCATCTTCATTGTAGTGTTGCCAGCCGGGTGTAATTTCTTCAAACTCGTGTTCCACACAGTAGTTGATGTAGCAAAGATTTTGCTGGTAAGGATGGAAAAAGCAATCGTTCCAATCCAGTTGTTCAGCTGAGTTGGCAACTTGGAACGCATTAAACGCATTAAAGAACAAGTGCGGAATGCCACGCTCTTTGAGAATCAAGTGCAAGTTGTAAATCTTATTGTGCCAATAGTAGCCCATCACACGATGCCACTCGCCTTCTTTCTGAATGTGATTCTTCCAGAACTGATAGCGACGGCGAAACTCTTCAGGGATACGTTGTCCCACATCCAACTGATTGATTTCGTGAAATGCACCTTCAAAGTACCACTGCTCACGACCATGTTCGGTCCAGCCAATCACTACCAGATCTGGCTGATTATCTTTGAGGTACTCAAGTGTTGAATTGTAGATCAAGTCATTGCTGGCACCACTTACAGACAAGTTTGTGCCTGTGCCGCCTAAGTGCCTTGATAGTTCACCAATCATACTACGGCTGCGGTCTTGCAACTCCTCACCATTCATGTTGGAGTCACCGTTAAACAGTATGTTCATTTTTTAATACTTTTAATTGTTTCTGCTTCAGCAACTCGCTTGCGCAAACTGCTGGAACTAAACGAATGATCACGCTTGTTAAATATTACCTGTACACCACGACCAGCACCTTCGTTGCGTCCAGTAAAGTTTTGGTCCTCATATTCTGTGCCCAGAATTCGAACATCCAGTGGTAAAATAAGCAACAGGTCAATCAAGTCTTGTTCAGTTTGATATACAACAACTTCATCCACATAACGGCAAGCACTAAGTTGAATTTGTCGTTCTACTATGCTTTGAATAGGATGATTTTTAGTATCGGGTCTGTCAATTGTGGGATCAGTTTGCAATCCGCAAATTAGATAATCACAATGATTCTTTGCCTCTGATAACATAGCAACATGGCCGGCATGCAACATGTCAAAGGTTGAAAATGTAATGCCAATCTTTTTACCTTGTGCTTTTAGTTCTTTGATGTGATTAAAAATCATGATACTTCACTCCTGCCATTGCCAATATCTTTGCTTTGCACCCAGATGCCCGAATTCTTGATTGCTTGTTCTTGTTCCCAAGTTTCCATAACAACATGTCTACAAACGTTCTGGAACCACTGGTCCACAATGTCTGCATCTACTTTGCCTTGATAGCCTGCCTTGATCAATCTGGCAACAAAGATATCGTTCCAGTCTAGTTCAAATGCACCTTGATGTAGATTATTAAGATCCACGTCCATGCCCAACACAGCCACATAAGGCTCGCCGGCTTCGGTAGCCAACTGCTTGGCAGTCTTATCGGGCTCCTTCTTCTTAGGAGGTGCCGATTTTTGGGGAGGTATTATTTTATCAACCTCTTTGGCGGGTTTACTAAACCAACTTTTGATGTTTTTAATCATATTCTTTTCTGATGTTATATCCAAGGTTATCAAGCCATTGTGTTAGTACATCTGCAAACTGTGCATGTCCAGATTCGCTTAAATGTCCTGTCTCTAATCTTCTCAATGGATCATGTTGTTCAGCCCACTGTTTAATATAAAAATCATGCAGTTGATACAAATTACTTTGTTGTTGACACCATTGCACCTGGTGCAATGATTCTATATATGGAAAAGAGTGTACTGGAATTTCTGTGTTCTTTGCTGCCGAAAAACAAAATAATGTTGCACCTAGTGACTCAACGGTATGAGCAAACATATACAATGATGTATAGAAATCCGTTAATTGTTTGTGTACAAACAAATCTTCAGTAATCAAACACTTTTGTTCTATAGTAGCTTGATTTAACCCTGTCAGTACATCTAGAGTTACTAGACAAGGTTTGCAATGTTCTAATTTACGCTCTCGGTCTGGAATACGACTAATCACTTGTTGGTTATCACCGTAATACCAAACTTCTAACCGTCTTACAAAACTCCAACCAACAATAACTAATGGATTAGTATACTGTTGTTTAAGCTCTGCTAATGTTTCTATTGTGCTTCTACAAATACGATCGTTATTGCTGCCGCTCTTGGCAATATTAATCACCGGCAATCTGGATTTCTTGTGCAAAAAATCTGAGTAGACCTTATGTCTATTTTTTTCAGAATAGCTGTCACCATTGATCAAGATGCAGTCAAACATTTACTTACCCCAGCCATTGCCCCAAAGATCAACGTGTAATCTTGGGCTATACCAGTAGCCACGTTTGAGTGCTTCGTCAGCAACGTTGATACGATTGCCATCGTACACACTGACAACACCACCCACGGGCATTACAAACACAGGACCTGAAAACTGTGCAAGCCTGTACTCATCAACAGCACGATCCAATTCGTCAAAGTCTTGCACCTTCTCAACCACAAACTTGAGATAAGTTATACCATATGTTTCAAGATCAAAAATAATCTCTGGCTTGATTGCCTCTTCCCACTTCTCGCCTGACACACTGAGCTTGGGACTTACACTGAATGTGATCTCACCGTGCCAGTTATTCAAATACAGTTTGAAGTCTCTTGATAATTCTTGAGTACCATTGGTCTCAAATGTGATGTGTCGTAAGCCACGCTCGTGTAGTTTATCCAACAATGCAGGATATGCACGTTGCCAACCCAGCAAGGGCTCGCCACCTGTGATAACCAAGTGTACAGGATTACCATTGGGCTGTTGCCAGTTTCCATGCGGCAACAATGCTGCCATCTTTTCCACCAGCTCATCTTCTGTGTAGGTAGGACTGAGTTCTTTGAATGCAGGATGCCATGACGCATAGCTGTCACAGCCAGTGCTCACCAGTGGCAGTTCTTCAAATGTCTTGTAGAGATGCACACTCTTGGCAACTTCATCTGCTTCTTTGCTAGACTCGCCTGGCTTGCAACCAAACCCTGAACAGGTGAAGTTACACCCAAACATACGAAGAAACACGCTGGGCACACCAACATAGCGACCTTCACCTTGTGCTGAATAAAATAGTTCTGATACTTTAAATTTCATAATTTTCTTGCTTTAACTAGTAGATGCCAACCCAAATATTCTTTAACAGCTTGACGATGCGATTCTGTCATGGCTTCAAACCACGGTTCCAATTCATAACGCCCTGCCTTGTACGAATCTACATTATACATGAAACAGTGGTCCTGACGCAACCTCTCAATGTACCATCCATTGTCTCTGTTCATCAATTGGTGAATTTCATCTTTGCTGAATGCCTGTGCGTATGGACAACCTGCTTGTGCTTCAAATTGGTCTAGACCCTTTTGGATCATAGCATACTTCCAGGAGTTTTTGGCATACACCATAAATCGGAATTCACCACCATATTTGACCACTTCATGTACATTGGCAATAATCTTGTCAATGCCCGGGAAGTGATGTATCACACCGTAACTGTAAACAAGATCAAACTCACCTAGTTTGGCAAGTGCTACTCCATCAGTTGCATCTACATTGTAGAACTCGCCTTCAAGGCCTAGTGTTTCGAATCGTTGCTTGCTTAATGCAATACTTTGATCGCTCAAGTCGATACCCACATACTCAGCACCATGCTTGGCAAATTCTTCTGCATCTGATCCAATGCCGCAACCGATTTCCAACACACGTTTGCCAGCCCACAAGTGAAACCCTGCAAATTCAGCAATGTGCGGCTCTACACGATAGCGTCGCTCGCTTACTTCACGAAAAAACTCGGGTGTGCCAAGATCACTTTGTCCATGTTTAATATTACACGGTTGTGTGTTCCAGTAGCGTTTAATACGTTCTTCAAGACTTAATTGTTGCATTGTTTTTTTCTGCTTCCTGTTGACGTGCCTTTTCAGCAAAGTGGCTGTGAGGATTTTTAAACTGCACCATTTGTTTGTTAACATCGTTTAACGCTAACTTTTCCCAGGGATCTTGTGTACCACGGAAGATGTTGGCAAAGAAACTCATGTCTTGACCACATTCAGTTTCGAGATACTGTGCTATTTTTGCACAGTCAGTATGACGAACGTCCATTTGCTGTACGCTGTGAAAGTCTCGTGGATCTCGAGGATTGCCTTCTAACATGGGACGATTCTGGAATGTTTCGTCTCCATTGTTGCCTGTAAGGTCATGGCGATCATGCAACACATCAACTGGAATACGTTCCCAGATGTCCAGCATGTAAGCCTGCTGACTTAACCATGCATCAGAGATTTGATGCGGGCTTAGGTATCCCAACAAGTCCAACCACTTGCGTGGCACAATAGGAAATATACTGTAAGGATGATCATTGTGTGTATGAAAGGCCAACAGCTTGAACTCACCATCGTGAGTCATAATTTCTTGATCCCACCCACCTGTTTCCATCACAGCATCATCGTTCCAGAATACCAACCAACGTGCATCACTCTTGCGAGCAAGTTCATTCACATATTCATTGAGACGAATGTATCCCAGGGGATTGAACGTCATTGCTGTGTAGTTTACCTTGTGTTCGTCCAGCCAAGGCTGTAGTTCATCAACAAAACATTGTGTGCCCACATCATCGTCGTTGTCAAACCCAAACATGATTTGAATGCGACTTGGGTCAGCCGCTAGTTCAATCACGCTTTTTACACTGCGTTCTAGTGAGTCTGATCGCCCACGAGTGGGCAACAAGATTGCAATATCAAATTCAGGTGTTGTCATTCAAATAAATCCTCATTCCATTCTCTATGGCCTTCTCTAAACGCCATGTTTGCTTGTGTTTCACGTACTTCCACTCGGTAGCACCACAGGCGTTGTGCTTCACCCTCGCCCCAAAAGTCTGGAATGTAAACACCGTTCACATACTTGTACAGCATGTCAGCAAGTGATTCACATCCTACTCTGGGCAAGATTGTAAGTTTAGCCAGTTTACGACGTTCCATTTCTTTGTAGAACTCTAATTCAGGATCATCTGCACTGACCAGGGTTGTGTGATCAAATTGATCTTCTAAAATTTTCTTGAGTTCTTTCAATCCGCCATAGTCAGCGGCCCAGTTGCGAACATCAAGGTCGTTTGTACCAAAGTAAAACTTCATTGAGAAACTGTAACCATGATTCAAGTTACAATGACTGTCAGCCCTCCATTGGCGATAAGCACAAGGAAATGCGTCAATGTACTCTTTGGTACTGGTAAACTTGTATTGAACAGGTCCGCGATATGGAAGATTTTGTTCCATGTGTTTAATTAGATCCTGAGTTGATGATAGTGCCATTATTATTCTCCTATGTTAAATTTTAGCATAGGCTTGCAGAATTTATATAGCGGGATGAATGCTCTAAAGGCCGCTGAGATCATTACTTATGCTGGCTTTGTGTAACCACTAGCTTTATAGTTGGCCTGTCCGTGGATCACGCCTCGAACACCGCCAATGGGATTGGCACAATCTCCTACCCGTCGTGGAATCAAGTGTATGTGTGGATACATCACAGTTTGACCTGCTGCCTCGCCGCAGTTGATACCCACGTTGTAGGCTTCCCACTCGCCGGTTACCACTTTGTGATGACCAAAACGGAAAGCATACTTCAAGGCTTCTTCGATAATTTCATTCTTGTTCCACCGTGGCACAAACAACAAATGTCCCTTGGCCACTGGGTAAGCATCACGGAACACAGCCACATGATAGTCTGAATGCTCTGTGGCCTCATCTGACCATGGTGCGGCACCTGCTGCCGCTGCCTCTTCTAGTGTTTCATATCTCATCTTGGGGCAAACTCCTGTTGTAATTTAATGTTGTCAAAAAACTCTTTCTTCACCGACGGATCAGTCTTAAATGCACCTTTGAGTACTGTGGTCTGTGTGAGACTAGAGTGTGCCATGATGCCGCGATTCTCACAGCAACCATGTGTGGCCTGAATGTACACTGCTACGTTTTCGGAGTCAGTAGCTTTACTAATCTCACGGGCAATGTCGTTACAAAGTTCCTCCTGGAGAGTTCCTCGTCTGGCGCACCATTGAGCAATTCGGGTATACTTACTAAGACCAATAAGTGTATTGGCAGCAATAATGCCAATATAAGCAACGCCAGCCACAGGTTGGTGATGATGGCTACACATAGAGCGCAACTCACTACGTACAACAAGCATACCCTCATAACGATCCGCCGAATCATTTGGAAACGCTGTGGCGTCAGGTCCTGGTTCATATCTACCCTCCATAATTTCATTGAAGTACATTTTAGCAAGTCGTCTTGCTGTGCCATGCGAGTTTGGATCTGTTTCTCGATCAATTAGCAAGCGGTCAAGCACCAGTTCAAACGCTTCAGTTGCTTCATCTATAAGGGTATGTTTCATCTCTTCTGACACATAATCACTAATGTTGTCGCCTGCCCAAAAACGTTTGTTATCACGTTTCATCTTGGTACGAATGGCATCTGCTAGATACCCTTCTTCGTAGCCCTTGTCGCTCATGTCCTTGCTGGCTTTTTCAATTGGGGACTGATGTTTGTCAGGTACGAATGTGTTTTTTGAATCCGAATGGATAACGGGATGCGGGATAAAGTCTTTTGTCAATTTAGTTCTCCGAGTTAATGACGTGGATGTCTTTGTGCTATTGTAATGTATTTAGATCGTTGTGTCAAGGTATAATTTTAATTTTACGTAGATCTGGATAATCTACTGGTATTGGACTTGGCCGATTTACCTTGACTCCTTCTAACAAGGCAAGTCCTTGAATGGCTTCTTCAATTGTGGGTTTGTAGTGATAGCCAACTCGAAATACCTGTTGTGATTCCCATGGTTTGATGGTCAAGTCTCTGCCGTCATAACGTTGAGCCAGCATGGTATCGTAGGCTTCAACATCATCAAGAAGGATAGCACCACCACGACCAATGTGTAATGGTTTGCCATGCCCAAAACTCAAGCAGGTCAATGTGTCTGGGCGATACATATCTTGTTCGAGTCGGCGAGCACTATCCCAAATACGTGTTTCAAGTATGGGATATTCACCAACCCATCGTTGCCAGGCATGA